GGGCCGTGGTCGTAGTCCTCGGGAAACCCGATCACTTCGTACTCTTGCCCGTTCAGAACCATCCGGTCGTGCGGGGACACGTTCAGGGAGGAATCGACAACCATCACCACATCCACCGCGACCCGGTCATGGCCTGCCACAGCGGGTTCCGTGGATGACGGAGACCACCAGATCGCGGGCACGTTCACAGCCGCCGCCCAGGTGGGGATGTCGTTGCCGTGAGCGTCCTGGCCGCCGGTCTCGCTGTACACGCGATGTCCCGCGGTGTGCTTCAGCCGGAATCGGGACCTCACCCGACATGCTCCAGCTTGAACGAGCCCAGCAGCTCCATCTCCTGCATAGACAGGCCCGGACCGGCGACGTCGGCGTAGGAGACGCTCTCGTTGAACGGGCCCCACGCCTCCGACCGGGATTTCAGCGCTTCCGGGTTGCCGTACAGGCGCGCGGCCAGCATCAAGCACACGCCCTTCACCACATCCGGAACCGTTGCGTAGCCGTGGGTGTACACGACCTCCACCGATCGCGCGGTTGTCGGCCAGCGACCGCGGTGGATCAGCTTGCCGTAGGAGGTCCAGTCGAAGTCCGTCACCGCGACGAGGGGATCGCCGTTCACCTCCACCGATGTGACAGCGGTGAGCTTCAACGTGGGCAGCCACATCCACCGTGTCCCCGAGCCGTCCAACACCGCGGTGACATCGGCCTCCTGGCTGATCGACCACCCGCAGTGGGTGCGGATCGCGCTGGAAGCGATGTTCACCGCGAGAGTGGCGGCCGCAGCGTCGATCGACGTCTCCTGCAGCCAGTTCTGCAGCTCGGTGGTGGACGCGAACGGAGCCATCAGGAACGCGCCACCGCGGAGTTGCTGCCCTCGGAGCACACGGCGACCGCCGAGAACGCACCACCGGTGGTGGAGCCGGAAGTCGTGGCCACCAGGCGCACGTACTGGTTGGTGCCGACGATGTACCCGAACTCGAACACGGTGTCGTCGTTGGCAGCGACGATCGTGGGCAAGGAGCCCTGGCGCTGGGATGCGGGGACCGCGGTCCAGTTGGTGCCGTCCGGCGAGTCCTGCATCGTGATCGCGTGCGAGCCATCAGTGATGGTGCCGGTGGACACGATGAACAGGACGGTGCGGAAGTCGTTGCCGTACACGCCGAGGTCCACGGTGGTGCCGTTGACAGTTCCGTTGGTGCGCACCGCGGATGTCAGCGCCTGCTGCACAAGGCAGCGCCCGTACAAGGTCCTACGCATCGTCACCCTTGTCGTTCTTCTCGGCCTCAGCCTTGCTCGAGGCGGACTTCTCGTCCTTCTCGCCAGCCTTATCGCTGTCGTCCGCCTTGCTCTCGGACTTGGCGGGCTCGGCCTTCGGCGCGGCCTTCTTCGCGGGCGCCTTCTTGGCCGGTGCCTTCTTCGGCGGAGTGAGGTCGCGCTGTTCACCCGGCGCCGCGGTCGCGGCCTCGAACACTCCCGGCCGACTAGTCACCTCAGCGAAGTGACCGCGATGGGTCTTGAGGATCTGGTCGCCTTCGTCGACTTCCTCCCCGCCGGTATAGATCCGGTCACCGGACACGAATGGGTTGATGCACCTGTACTTCACGTGAGACTCCTTTGAACCAGGTCGGTCATGTCATCCGGGATCGGGTAGACCTCGAACGGTTCGCGTGTCCGGTCCAGCCACACATCGCGGTCCAGGACGAGATGGATGCGCGGCCGGTCGGTGTTGTTCACAACCGCGTGCGGTTCCCAATGCCGCACCGCGAACGCGATGCCGGACTCTGGGCAGAACCGATCGCCGCCGTGCCATTCACCGGCGGCACTGATGGGGACCTGCCAGCGTTCCCGCCACGGGCCAGCGTCCCTATGGGGTGCGATGAACCCGCCCGGCTCGATCCACGACAGCCACGCCTCCCAGACCGGCGCGAACGCGGCGAGGACATCGGAGAAGAGGGAGGCGTGCTCCCAGGGCTGCCTGGCGCTGACCAGCACCACCCGCCGATACCCATGATGGACACGGGTTTCGGAGTAGGCACTGGGCAGCGACCAGGCTTCCTCAGGGATTGCTCCGAGAGCGGACTGCAACCGGCCGGGGTCGAACTCCAACCGGTCACCTCCGAATCAGGAGTAGCGGGCCAGGATCTCCCGCGCCCAGGCGAGTTTGTCCTCGACCCTCTGCCCGGCAGGCTGCCAGGACGACCAGAGTTCGAGGTTCTCGATCCGGTTGTCGGACCGGTCGCCGTTCTTGTGATGCACCGTCTCGTCCGGCCACAGCGGGCGGCCGAGGTGGTACTCCATCACCAACCGATGTTCGGCGTATCGCTCGCCTTTCCGCGCTGTGCGGTATCGGTAGCCAGCTGGAGAGGTCGTGCCACCCGGCATCCCATGGAACGCCTCGCGCCGAAGGTCATCGATTGACTTGAACTTGCGCGGCTGCGCCTCACCCAGTGGATCGCCATAGTTGCGCCACCGCTGGTAATGCGGCGGGCAATATCCGCGAGCCTGAATCGGGCTGTCGCAGCCCTCTACCGTGCAAGTCCGATCGCCGTACGGCTTGGCGATCTTCCGCACTTCCGCGCGAGGATCGCCGCGTTTCTGCCAGCGGCTGTAGTGCGTGACGCACCAGCCCCGGGCCAACTCCTTGCCGTCACAACCTTCGATCGTGCACGGCGCATTTCCTTTGCGTCCCATACGTTCAGTTTAGCTACTTGAACATAGGGGCGACAATGTGTGCCGCGGATTTAACTACGTCACATTCAGCATGCGAAACGCTGCGTCGTTGACCGAATCGGCCCCGACCCGGAAATGCGCATACCAGCCGGACTGGCCGGTAGGACGGCCGTTGCTACCGAACAAGTGGGGTACATAGGAGAGAGATGTGCCCAAACGATCCACGACAACGAAATTGGAGAAATCTCCGAACACGAGGATCAGGTTGTCGGCCAGGGCGGTGATGGTGGAGTCCATCGCCTCGGCGACGTAGTCCGGGCGGCCGAGGAGTTCGCCGCGGCGCGCATCACCCAGCTGACCCCACAGAGCCGAACCGCCGTTGGTGTCGAACTGCCGCATCAGGTTGTAGATGGTCCTGTGCGCCAGCCACGACGCGTTCGCTGCGAACCGAGCGGGCAGGGCCCCGTCGAGCTTGTACACGTCGCCGACCGCGAAGGTATCGGTGGTGGTCGACGTGACAACGCTCGAGCCGCCGGTGAGTGCGGTGATGATGCCCGTCGGCTGGCCCGAACCCGAGCCGGTGACGAAGGCCACCGATTCCATCCGGTCCTTCTCGAACGCGATCATCGACGCGACCTCGTTGGCGAGGCCTGCGGCGTCGGCCTGGACCTCGAAGGACTGCGCGACGAACACCGCGCCCTTGTGGACCGGGATGGCGGGCTGGTCGAGGGTCGGCGAATCGTCGGAGACCTCAGCGGCTTCCGCGTCCCACGAACCGGTGACACCGGCCGAGCTGATGCCGTGCCACACGTCGCTGGTGATCTGCACGGTCCGGGAGATCTGCCGCACCTGGTTGAAGGAGCCGTTGGCTGTGATGATCACCGCCGGATCGAGCTGGAACGGCACGAGATAGCCGCCGTTGGCATCGGTCAGCGACATGGCACGCGACAAGGCGTGCTGTTCTCCGCTGTTGAGGGCAGCCATCTGGCCCTTCGCGCGGATCACCTTCGTGAACGCCGAGCTGTACTCCGGGGAGGTGGTGGTCAGCACCATCTCGGCGATCTTCGTGCCCTCGTTGCGTTCGATGAGCTGGGTGGAGACCTCGCGGACCTTGTCGTCGGCGTGAGGCATCCGCTCGATCGCGTCGAGTGCCCGCGACCGCAGTTCACCCGAGGTGCCGTCACGGCCGAACCGGACTTCGCTGGTGTCCCACGGGTTTCGGTACTTGCCGCCCAGGCTGGCGCCGCGCGTACGGTCGACCACCTCGGTTTCGACGCGTGCCGGGCCGCGTTCGGCGTCCTCGTTCTTCGGTGCCGATCCGGTCGCCGACCGGATCTCGGCCAGGGCTGCATCGTGCTCGAGGTCCAGACGATGCTGGTGCACCTGCCGGAATTCCTCGACCAGCGGGCCGACGGCCGCGAGATCTTCGGCGGTCTTGTTCTGCTTGGCCTTGAGCCGCTCCAGTTCGTCCTGGATGTCCTTCTCGCGGTTCACCGCCTGCTGATGGGTGAGTTCGACACTCATTTCACAGTCCTTAAGGGTGGGGTTGATTCCCGCGCCGTCTTGACCTCGTTCAACGCGTCCAGGAACTGCCGCTCGAAAGCGGCTGCCCTGGCAGCGTCGACGTCGTCGACGGGTGCGGGTTCGGGGGATTCCGGCTCGTGCTCCCCGGCCTCACGGGTGGGTTGCGGCGTGCTGGTGTCCTCGTCCGAGTGCTCAACGGCCACCGGGGTGGTGTCTTGCGGCTCTTCGTCGGACCGCTCCTCAGGGGAGCTGTCGGCCGTGTCCGCGAGGATCACGGCTCGAGCGAGCAGCTTGCGCTGTTCGGGTTCATGCAGCCGTCCCAGGTCGATGACCGTGGAACGGACACTTGCGGAGGTCGCCTCATAGGCCGGCCACACAACGGGGCCGACTTCGGCGACCTTGACTTCCTTCAGGGTCCGCAGCAGCGGACCGCGACCCTCGTGGTCATCCCACAAAAGGTCCAGGACCTCTTCGGGTTTGACGAGCTTGCCGTCCTTGTCCCTCCACTCGTCACGCACGACGCTGAACCGGAACGACATGCCGTCGACCGAGCCTTCGGCGATGGCGTCTCTGATCGGCTCGACCAGCCAGTTATCCGACAGCCGAGCCTCTACATACAGGCCGGAGGTGTCCTCGTGGATGTCGGTGATCCGGCCGATCGGAATCGACCCGATCAGCGGGTGGTGGCCGTGGTCGAACTGGAACCGCGGCGTGCGCTCCCGGATGCTCTTCTTGAACGCCCCTGGCGCGATCTGCTCATCGAACGTGCCCTCCCACGAGTCGATCCGCGTAGGAGTGTTGAACACGGCGCCGTAGCCTTCGAAAGTCAGGCCGTCGCCTTCCGATTCTCCATCGCGGGTCAGCGTGAATGGGACCGACCTGCAAAGGTCTTCACGCGCCAGGGTCTTCGGTTCCGTCGACATTCGGTTCTCCCTGGGGTTCGGGGTTGTCGCCCCCTGGCTTCTGCAGCTG